TAAAATTTCTTTTTGCGCTGCCATCGCCACTCGTGAACCTTCTGTGACTGCCAAGCGTTTTGCTTGATAGGCAGACACACCAAATTCTTTCCGTAGCTTTGGAATAATCTGTATTGGGTTCTTTCCGAGAATGAGCAAGTCAGCAGTTGCTTTCTTGACTATATCTCGAAGAGCATTTTGACGCTCCCAGATTCGACTAGACCAAGTAGCGCCATTAAAGTTGCGATCTATAGCCTGATTCATCGCAGTCGATAGTGTAGAGCTTTCTGTGACTCCCAGAATACCCGCTTGGCTTCTCAGACCTTGCAAGTATTCTTCTTTCAAGAACTTCTCAGTCTTCTTTTCTTCTTCGTTTGCGAGAGCAATCATTTGCAAGTCAAGCTCTTGCTTCAATGCTTCAAGCCTTGATACTCGCATCTTGAGGTTGTAGATAGCCAACTCTCTGTTAGCTATCACACCAAAGTCTTTCTCTTCAACGTATCGTTTGGCCTTTTCGGCAAAAGCAGCAACATCCATCGCATCAAGTCTTGCGATAACCTCTGCATAAGGAATGTCTCCATTTCTCGAAGCGTACCGACCAACAAACGTCCTGATTTCTTTCTCAATCTCGTTGAAATAGTAATCATGCATCTTCTTCAATTCGGTTGCATAATCTTCATCACGTTTGATTGCTGCACGTTGCTCCAACTCTATTCGGTTGCGCCAGTAATCATTCTTTCTGACGGTCTCTGTCATTCTCTATACCGTCCTTCTCTTCGTTGCCTTCCTCTGTGCCTTCAGCAATTGCAAAATCGCTCATGCGCTCGTTTAGAGCCATTTGCTGATACAGTGCGCTATCTTTCTTGCTCTCTTCTTCCATACGCTCCAATTCTTCTTTTGGATCTTGGACGATAGACAAGACAGAAAGTTTAGTTTCATCTGACACTTGACCATTCAATTGGCTTACGATCTGCGCTTCTTCCAGTGTGTTTTTTGGAACGTTACGAGTGAATTTATAATTCAGCTCAGACCATGCATCTGCTGGCACTTGTGTAGTTGGTACAGACAAGACAACTTCATACAATCGATTAAATCCAGACTGCATTTTGCGGTCTTTTGATTTGGCAAGATTGTCCATTGCTTGCAACTTATAAGCAAGAGCTGTACCAGAGCTGTTGCCAAAGTCTTTGTCTGATAGATTGGCAACCATCGATATGTTAAAGATTGCATCACGCAACAACACGATAAGATTCTCTTGTGTCTGGTCTGCATTTGGTTTTTGCAGGAAGTCAACATCTAACTGACTACCACTTTCGCCCCACAGGTTGAATACACGATTGTCACGGATACTGGAGCTTACTTCGTCATCTAACTCCATACCGATGATCTTCAAGTAAGCATCTGCGAAATAATCGACATCATTTGCCTTCTCACTCACTGCCTTATTGAGTGCATTAAGCAATGTCTTCACGCTTTCAAAGATGCCTCGACGCTCTTCATTCTCAATCACTTCAATGATCGGCAACTTAGAATAGATGTGATTTGTCCGTTCGCCAAAGCTCA